TAATCTTCTACACCAATTATTCGTAATGCTTTCTTCACCAAAATGTCACCAACTTCATCGTTTGTGTCCCATTCAACGACTTCGCATATCACTTCTTCATTATTTGTTAACTTAAATTGTTTTATAGTCATAAATTTACTCTGTACGTTTTATGGTTAAATTTTTCTCTTCCATAAATTCTAAGTCTTTCATCTGCATGTAATATTCCATAATTTTTTCTAGATTTCCAACTTATGTCATCTATAATATCGTATAATGTAGTATCTTTACCATCATCTGTTTTTCTTAGACCTCTACCAATACTTTGCAACACTCTTATCTGTGATTTGGATGGAGATGCAAAGACTATATTATGTAGATTCCTAATATTTATACCTGTGCTAAACGTACCAAGAGACGCAACTGTAATAGAATTTTTTTGTTTTTCTACTATAGCTCTTATCGCTTCACGATCTGTAGCAGCTGTTTCTCCGGATACAAAAAAAGTCTTGCGACTTTCTTCAACATCATCTTTAATCATATTATAAAGTGGCTTACCATGTTTTTCTACATAATTATATAAAACTAATGTGTTACCTTTTAAATCTAATGTTAAATTTTTTATAAACGTATTTCTTTTTTGGTAAGTTACAATAAATTCAATTTCTTCTTGATATGTTTTCTTTCCAAAATCTTTTTTTATTATGTCATTATAATCTAATACTATTCGTCTTATATTAAGTTTTGCAAGAGTATCGTTATCTTGTAATTCTCTTGTGCTTGTAACTCTATATACCTTTCCAAACAATCCTTGTAATACTAATTCATGCGTTAATGCGCCATCTAAAGTTCCAGTTGTGCCAAATCTGTATTCAGCTTCTACACATTTATTCATTATAGTAGTAAGTGATTTAGATTTAAATCCATGACACTCATCTCCAAATACTGCTCCAAATCTACTAAACCAATCTGGTTGAAATCTATATATTGATTGCCATGTGCTTATTATGATTCTTTTAGTTGTATTTTTATCTTTACCTGAATATATTCTATGACAATATTTTTCTACATCATAACCATAAGTTTTAAAATCATTATACATTTGCTCAACTAATGACGTAGTCGGTACTATCACAAGAACGTCTTGTTCAAACGACGATATAAGATAACGCATTAGAGCATATATTATAAGTGATTTACCAGAACCAGTCGGCGATAATAATATAGCATTTTTTCTTTGTATTCCAGTGCACACTGCATCAAACTGATAATCTCTTATTTTAAATGGTAACTTTAAAGCATCTATAAATTTCATCATAAATTCAGGATTAATTTTATTTCCTTCATTAGGATTACCGTATTCTGTTTCTTCTATTTCTAATTCATATTCTCTTAATTCTGCAAATGAAAGTACCTGAGGAAATAAACCTGCTGGTATTTGGCCAGTAGTTTGATTATATAATCTTATTTTTCCATCCCACATTCTATTACGGTATGCAGGCATAAACTTGTATCCTGGAACGTAAAAAGAAAAGAACTCTCTTAACTCTGCTCCAACACTTCTTTCACACTCTAAATGTATGATTGAATGATTTAGTTTCCTGACTCGAATTGTTTCCATCTAATTATGTTCGATATAGTTTGGTGTCGCCATTTTAAATTATCTATAATCTCTGTTAATGTATCAATTGTTGTTTTCCAATATTGTATTTTTTCTTCTGACTTCTGTATTTCAGGATCGCTATCATAGTAGTAATCCATTTCGCCTTTAAGTATCTTTAAACCTTCAAACGGATCCGGATCCCAACCTTTTTCTTTTAAAGTTTCCTGATCCATCTTACCATTATAGTATAACCATTTTTCTTTCAATAATTTTTTCTGATCAAACTCTGCACGCCGTAATTCAAGCTTTGCGGTTGACCATAGCTGTAAGTATTTTGAATGTAATTTTGGTGTTTGCTTAGATGTTTCATCTAGCTGCATATTATTAATAGCGCAATCTTGTTGCCACATTTCGTGGACTTGTTTCAAATCAATCATAATGTCTCCATAATCTATTTATCTAACATAAAATTCTTCAAGTTCAGGAAAAACTTCAAATAAATTTTTTTCGTACTTTGTTCCTCTATAATAATCGTCCTGTGCTAATAGATAATTAAAAGTGTTTTTAAGTTCCTTTGGTTCACCGAACTTATCGTGCGTCTGCATCAACATTTTTTGAATATGCGGCCAGTTTGAATACTTTGGTATAAGATTATCTTTTATTTTTTGCGGTAAATTTTTAACTTGAAAATGCGGTGGTCTTTCTAAAGCATAAACACTCTGTACTCTATCTATATATTTATAATTTTCTGCCCATTCTAAAAACTCATAGAATCTTAGTATGCTTAGAAAACCCATAGTAGAGTTTGTATCGACAACAACATTATCATATTGTTTTACTGTTTCCATATTGTGAAGTACCTCATCCCATTTTGTTCTTCTACGACAGTATTCTATAGCATCACCCATACTATCTAAAGAAGCGGTAAATGTGAATCTTTTAAAATGAGGAATAAAATCAATTACTCTGTGTTTCTTGTTTCCAAGTTTTGTCATGTTGGTTTGATATTTAATAGTGACGTGCTTTGAATGACCGCTGTCAATCAGTATCTTTAAATACTCAAATTGTTTTTTCATTACTAAAGGTTCACCACCAATGATTTTTACAAAATGAGTATAAGGAGCTAATTCCCTTAAACTTTCCATCATGTCAATCTTAACATTTTGTGCAGTAGCTAGAGTAGATCTTATATGCCTTTGTGCATCACCGTAAATTTCTTCATGTAACATTCCATCTTTTAATTGTGTCTTTTGTCTGGTAGTAGAATAAGCGGGTGGACACATGTGACAATCTAAATTACATTCCATTCCAAAAACTTTTACTTGAGTTTCTAATATTCTTTCATGAAAATCAAAATGTTCCGCAGCTTTGTACATTTCAACTGCTTGCATTATATTGTCGTAATATTCTTGATTACTTTTCATGCTTCTTAATTTTCGTAATCTTCTAGATTCTCCATATTGTTTTTCTTCTACCTTGCATCTTCTGCAAATTTCGTTAATTAACTTGTGATCAGAATTTGGATCCAACATTTCATTGCGTAACTTGTTTTGAAAATCAGATTGCATCCATTGTTCAGGTGTAGTAGTTTTTAAAGACATACCAGAATTTTTAGCATGACAGCATGTTTGCCACGCACCATTTATTTCACTGTAAACCATAGTCCACGGCATATGACAAAAGTATATGTCATCATCTTCAATCTGTTGTCTTATGTTTTTAGATATGGCCATTTTAAATCTACGTTATCTATTAGTTTTCTCTTTTTTAAATGACTATACATATGAGTAATTGCTTTCATCATTTTTTCTAAATCATTAACTCCAGTGTTTTCTCCTTCAGCACACATAGGAAGAATAATGTTAACTTTAAATCCAAGTTCTGCAAAGTTTGTAACCGAAGTTTGTTTGTTACTCATAACACAACCCGATAAGTTTGTTCCACTTATATTTATTTCGGTTGATGGTGTAATGGTATAATTATATTTATTAAGTATTTCGCTTAATTCTGGAATACTTACATCATCTTTAACATCAATCCAAGTTACATTTGATCTTTTTAACGCAATACGTTTAATCTCTTTAAACATTTCACCGTATCTTGTAAAATGATCCCAACCATCTTTTCCAGTGTGATGTATACTGCCAATATTAACAATCACAACATGTCTGTTAGTTCTGATAAGCATATTAAGAGTATCTAATCTTTTTTTGTTTAAATAATCATCATTCATTGCTGGATGACCAACATAGTCGATTAACATATTTAATTCTTTTAAGTCTTCCATTAATACTTTCCAAATGCCCAATGTTTTTCTTGACACCAAAAACATTTCATGCAAGGTTCCGTCCACAATTTAGTTACATTTGCTCCACCAGTACAAGAGCCAGTTAGAGGAAATATTTCTTCCAGTATACCGTGTGCCTCAAAAACTCCTTTAACAAATAGTTTATTAACTCTGCAAAAAGGTTGATAAGCTATTCCTCCTCTTCGATGAACTGCAACTTTTATTCGCTGATCAACACAATCTTCATTTCTTTTCGTTTCGGCAATATTATAAAAACCTAAGCGTTTCATTTCATCATTAGGTGGATTCATTGTCATACCAGATAAGTAGATTGGACAGTTATGCTTTTCCATTATACGTGTCATGTTTCTACGATTCAATAACGGTTTCGCTATTTTACCTAAAAACATTTCTTCATCTGTATATCTATGAGGTGGAAGGCCTTGCTCTCTTCTTTCCTTGTCTCTTTCTATGTAAGGAAATTGTTTTCTATATTGTTCAGGATTTTGTTCAACGAGTAATTTAACTTCTTCTAATATTTCAAGATCCATATCATCGAACACCACAAAATCATGAGACTTTATATTATGGTTAGGTATTTGTTTCTTTATGTAATTAACTACGTCTTCAGCACAACAAGCATCTGCCGGGTGATTTGCGTCATCTCCCGTGAATATATGCTTTTCAATATCTGGAAAGTATGTGCACAATAACCATAATAACGCAGCAGAGTCTAATCCTCCTGATACGCTAACGACAATCCTAGGTCGCCAAAGTTCTAAATATTTTTCAGGTAAAAGGTCAACTGTTTGATCATAATATGTAAATTCCAATTAGGTCTCCAATAATATATGTTAGCCAGTGGTGCCAGTCACATCAAACGAATCTTCGATTGCTCCAGTTGTTGCATTGAATGTTTTAATATCAAAGTAAGTAAATCTAAATGATGCACCAAATGTTAAGAATGATTCTGCACCGCTGGTGGCTTGAAATTGTATATCGGTCAATGCTACTGGTATACTATCTCTATATATAATCTGCGCAATTGCGTTATTAGCACTGTTCAATATTGATAGTGTAATATCGGATTGTGATGGTGGTCTTTGTGTTGCATTTTTAAATCTGTCGAGTGGTGTTACGTTATCTCGATCTAAGTTACGTCTCATCCAGTTATGCATTTCTGTATAAGACTTCATGTCTTCATCTAAAATAATATTTGCCAACATTTCATTATATGTGAGTTTATCACCAATAAATGGTATTGCTGCAATCTTTTTATATCCTAAGTCTGCGGTATTCATTATGACACCAGCATGTGTAAAGTCTTGTACAAAAAACTCTAAGTTAGGATAATTTTTTCTATCTATAACTAACTTAAAACCCGTAGGTTGTAAATAGTTAAAGTTACTAGTTAGTGCCATTTTTACACCTACAATTTATTCCACCACAGCTACCTTTTATCGGTCTATTAAGCATGGACGCTAATGACAAACTTGAAGCTATGAATGACATGAACACAAATAATGTTAATAAGAATACGTCCATTTATTTTGCAACGACCGAACGGTCCATTCTTACGTTGTTATCCGCCTGCCATTTATCTCTAATCGCTTTATTGTTAACAACTGCAGTTTCAAGTCTAAACGCATCATAACTTTCTTGGTCGGCAAATACTCTAGTTCGCTCTTGTACTAATCCATTTTCAGATCTACTAGTTTTACGCTCGGTTATTTTATTAGAACTCTCATAATCATCTAAAACTTTTTTAACTTCAGGATTAGCGTAATCTTCGATAGACGCATCAGTTTTATAAAATGTTGTTACTACTGTTACTGGCATTGCTATCTCCTATAATAATTCTATTTATACGAAAAAAAGAGGAGCCGAAGCTCCTCTCTTTAATATTAAGTACTAAGACTTATGCACCTAGAATATTGTCAACTCTGAATATTCTGTAGTACTGATTAGTCTTAACAGCGGCTAGGCCATTAGCAGGTGTAGCACCTACGTATGGGTTTGATGCCATTCCATATCTGGTTTTAAAACCAATTTTTGGTTGGAATGTATCTTCTCCAACTGCACGTACCATTGTTAATGGAACGTATGGACAGTAGAAAAGACCAGCATCATATGGGTTAGTACCCTTATAACCTACTGTTGCGTAGTCTGTATTTGCATACGGATCGATGTATACTCTCATTCTGCCGTTTATAGTACCGGCAAAAGTATTACCTGTGTCATCAACATTTAAGTTAGTTGCCATTGCAGGTGTGTAATCCATCATACCAGCTGCAGCTAATGCAGATGCTACATCAGATGAACATACGAGGAAGTTTCCTTTACCTCTACGTGTCTCTTTAGCAATGATATTTGACTCTCTTTCGATTTGAAGAATCAAACCTTTGAACTTCTCGACTGACCATCTGCCGTCTGCATCTGTCTGAATATTGAAGATACCGTTTACCGCAGTGTTCTTTTGAAGTGCGCCAGTTTTAGCTTGAGAGTTAATAGTTCTAATAACTTCTCTATTGATTTCAGCTAAGATTTCTGTTGACAAGATGTTTGCCAATTCTGTCTCAGCGTCTAGACCATGAATAGCTTTAAGGTCTTGAGCTAATTCTAAGCTGTATTCAGCTTTTAATGCTCTTGACTTAGCAGTCACAGTTGCTTTCTCAATAGTGAAACCCATTTCTCTGAATGAAGTTTCTCCAGATGAACCTAACTTTTCAGCTTCGTTTGTAGTCATACCACCAGCCATGATGTTTGTAAGTCTTGCATCATCAGCTGTTGAGTCTGAGTCTAAGTTTGTTACGTTAAGACCTGATGCATTATCAGAGTCGTGAGTACCAGCACTGTCACCAGAAAACTGAGTCTCAGCTTCGTTGAATAGTGCTTCTCTATTAGATGTTGAACCACCGCCATATCTTGACTTCATCGCGAAGATTAAGCCTGTTGGACCAGACATTGGCTGCACACCACAGATGTCGTATGCCATTAAGTTTGGCATAGCTCGTCTTACGAGTGCGATCAATACTGGATTCCAATTTGATACAGATGATGTTGCGTTTGCTGGAGCGGCTTCAGTAATCATTCCTTCTTCTCTAAGAGCGATCTCTTGATTCTCAAGTACTGCTGCAGTAACGGCTTTCTTATGATGATCGGTGATAGTACCAGCTGACTCTTCGTTCAATACTGGTGCCCACTTTTCGATCAATCTATCGTATGATACTGTCATTTAGGACTCCCTATTTATTTGCAGTTTTCTTTATTGCGTTAAGATAAGAATCCATTGAACCTGATGTTTGCATTATTGGAGCATCATCGTCTTCAATGATTTCTTCTTGGGTTTTTGCTGTCTTAGCGAAGTAAGATTCTTTTAACTGAGCAACTTTCTTTGCAAAAGTTTCTTCGTCATCAAAATCTACGTTTTCTGCTAGTGACTTTAGCTTTTCGACTTGAGTTTCAGCCAAATCTTTGGTTGCCTCTCTAATGATAGACTCCCTTTTATATGTCTCTAACTCTTCAGCCATTGATACGGACTTTGCAATTGTGTCATTGAGTTGTGACTCAAGTTCTTCAACATTGTCTGCGAGTTCGTCAACCATGTCAACTTTATCCTCTGGCACCTGAATGTGTGACTCAGTAAATAGGTCTTTCAACTTATTCATAAAGTCCTCAGCGATTTCAGTTCTTAAACCATTTTGGATTGCTAACTTGTTGTCTTCCATCCAGCCTTCAACTACGTAGTTAAGATAGCTGTCTACTTTCTCCACAAGGTCCTTTTTGGTACTTTCAATCTCTTCTGAAAGTTCCTCATTATACTTCTCTTCTAATCTGTCAATCTCTGCATTTACTTTTGTATTGATTGCTGATTCGAAGATAGTTTCTGCTCTCTGCTTGAATTCATCAGACAGTGTAGCTTCCTCATTGACAAGTGCTTTAAGATCATCTTTAAAATCAACTTCAACTTGAACTTGATTTTTAGTTTCTTCTTCAGCGATTGGCTCGCCGTCGAATGCCTCAGGACTAGTACTAGCCATGTCATACATTTGCTGTAAAGATTTCTTATTTTTACCTTGCATATGTTGGACCATAGCAGCAATTAATCCAGCCTTAGTCTTTGGCATTGGATCTTTCTTGGTGTTGTCAGCAGCAGTTCCACCGGCCATCTTTCTTGTTGGCGCTGTACCTGTTGCATCACCC